AGCGCCGAGCCGTTCAACCTTCGTGATGAACTCGATGGCTAGATCAATCCGCTTATTCGGTTTGTTCTCGATCTTACTTTGTAGCTGCCGCACAAGTTGTTGCAGCTTGTTCTTGTCTGTCGAGAAGCCGCCGGCAGTAGCCCACGATGCATCGGGCGGGTTGATCTTGAACCCGGCAATCTCTTGCGTGCTGACATAGGTGCTGCCCAAGCCATCACAGGCTTTACAGATCGACGGTTTCTTGTAGAGCGTGCCATCCTTGCGAACGCGATAGACTTTGCCTTTGCCCTCACAGATCTCGCAGTGGTGGCCCATGCGCCGATAGACTGGCGCGCAGTTCGTCTTTAGATACGAACGGAAGCGGGCGGTCGGCATACGCGGGCGGAA